CGCTACCCCGTCGCCTTGTGCGCCCTCATTCGATTCGGATTCGACGCGCCTGTCGATCGCCCGGCTCCGCCCCGCGCTTTCGCCGCCTGCTCCCACAGTAGTCGCTGACACTGCGCGCACCGGTCGGCGCGGTCGGTCGCTTCGTCGTACGGGAGGTCAGTGATCGACGAGCGCGGCTTGCCGCCGCAGAGTGAGACGCGGGCGCTTTCGTGGAAGAAGTGCGCGCGCGTGCCTCGAGTCTTGCGCCACACGGATCACCAAACGTCTTCGCTGAACAGGATCTCTGCGGGCGGGTGCTTCTTGATGATCTGTTTTGCGGCGACGGCGATCCGGAACGCTTCTTCTCGGTCGACGAAGCGCCCTGAACTCGTGACGAAGCCTTGCTCCCAACTCTCCGTTTCCCGCCCGACTTGGCTCGCGAGCAAGTGCAATACGTTGTGGTGACGGGCCGGACGCGGTAACGACGTCACCTCGCCGAGTCGCTTCACGGCCGCGCGTTCGATAGTCTCGATCACCGCGACCCCGCGGCGAGCTCGGCTCGAAGTGCGAGTCGAGGATTGATCCAGAATTCGTTGCTCGTCGATCCGCAATCGATCTGCCGCCATCCGTAGCGAAGCGCGCGCTCGTGATCGTGCAAGCGGTCTCCCCAGTGACGCGCCGGGCACGACTGCGGCCGGTCGTGGAGGATCTGTCGCGCATCCGCCACGAGAGCGAGCCAGCGAGCGCGGTAGTTGCTCCACGACATCGACGCCGGCCACAGCTTCGGCTGTCCACCGTCCTCGCGGAGGTACGCGATCCATGGCCGCCGGCCAAGCTGCGACGGTTCGAACACGCGATGCGAATACGCTCGAGCTCCGCGCACGACGTCGCCGGAGCCGACGCGGTCGAGCACGGTCCAGATCCCGACGCAGTCACGGTGTGAGTCGAAGCCCGCTTCCTTCACGCACACGCGGGCGAGGATGAGGGCGGGATCGAGGCGCGGAGCGGCGTGAGCGATCGCGGTGACCCACATTGCGACGAAGATTGCGACCACGAGCGAGCCGAGAAGCACGAGCGGTAACCTCGACGGCTTGTGCGGCTCGGCTTCGAGCTCGGCGCGTAGCTGTGCGCGCCTCGCCCGGCGGTTGAGCTTCTCGAGCTCGTATCGTCGCTCGTTTGTCCGGTGCCTTCCCATGTCACGCCCCGTCGAATCCGTGCGCAGCCTCGAGAGCCGCCGCAGTCTTCGGCCCGTACACGCCATCGTCCTCGAGCCCTGACGCCTTTTGGAATCGCTCGAGCGCGTCGCGTGACTGGAAGCCCCACGATCCGTCGATCTCGCCCGCGTAGTAGTTGAGCCGCTTGAGCGCCGCCTGTAGCTGCGCAGGTGACGGGCGATACGGATCAACGCCTTGCCGCGGAGGCGGAAGTGCGGGACCGACTCCCGCCGGGCCGATCGTCTGTCCACGTCGACGCATGATCCAAAGTCGTACCGCGTCGCCAGGGCATACCGGCTTGCCGTGCTCCCAATGCCCGGTCAGGAGCCAGTCGGCGCCGTCGAGTTGGTCGGCCTTGAACTTCGGATAGCGCGTCTCGCAATACGTCACGAGCGCGTCGAGCATCACCATCTGCGCGGCGGTTGGCTCGATCTCGATCTTCGGCAGTCCGTCCGAGAGCAAGTCCCACTGCGAATCGTAGTTACCCTGGAGACCAGCGCCGACGCCGATCCCGTTCATGCCGTGTCCGGTGTGCCAGCTCTTCGCCGTGTCGGGCTGGCAACGGTAGATCACGAATCGCCCCATCGCGTCGAGGTCGGGCTGTTGCGCGAGCCAGAACGTGTACGCGGGACCGGGGAATCCGCGCGAGTGCACGACGTAGCGGACGCAGTCTTGAAGACCGACGAGTCCCGCTCGGCCGTTCGCTCCGGTCTTGTGGACGATGAGAAAGCGGATCGCATCCGGATCGCGCGTCTCTTCGTTGGGCGTCCGCTCGAGCATCGGCGAGACGTCCCAAAGCGAGACGCGATCCGAGATAATCGCTTCGAGTGCGCCGGTTGGCATCACTCGCCCCGTTTTAGGTCGTCGATCGCTTGATCCGTGAACGACTCCGCCGGCCGCACTTCCTCGACGCGCTTCGGCTTGTGATGTCCGATCGCGCGCTCGATCATGTCGACGAACTCGGGCGCCTCTTTGACCGCCGTGCCCACGAAATCGAAAATGGCCTGTTCGATAGTCGTCATGGTGAATGGCCCTCCGCGCTGCTCGTTGCTGCCGGGTGACACTGCTCTGCGAAGAACTCGACGGCCGTAAGCGTTCCGTGAAGTGCCGAGGAGATTTCCGCGCCCGATGCGACGGCGAGTTGCACGGCTTCGATCACGGCCTTTGCCGCGCAGTAGGCGCCAGCCGCAAGCCAGTCAGATCCGTGCGCGACGTCCGCCCCCACGTCGATCCCGGCTTCCGCAACGCGCAATGAGCGGTCGGCTTCGTTGATGTTTCGCCGCGGTCCGTCGTAATGATGCGCCGCTAGGCACGCGTCGACGGCGACCGGAACGCCTGCCGCCGGCGCACAGTCCCGCCGCACATGAGCGGCCAGCGACATGTCCGCCGCATTCAAAAGATGCGCGGAGCCCTCGAGCGTGAATCGCGCCTTATCCTCCAGCGACGCGCCGCATCCGGATAGGCACGTGGTGATCGCGATGGCCAGAACGAACATGACCGCGAGGGTCAGCGCGAGCGCCGTGGCTTCGTCGAGCGCGCGCCTCACGGCTTCACCGTGTTGACGGGTGCAGCGACCGCGAGCGGGACTGCGACCGGGGCCGGGGCGGGAGGCGGAGCAACGGACGCGCGGAGCTTGCCGAGACGCGCCTCGATGGCCCCTCGGAGCGCTTCCGTGCCCGCGTCGACGAGCCCGAGGCGACTCGCTTCGGAGACCGCGCGGTCGAGCGCTGCGCTCATCTTGTCGGCGCCGTTCGGAGCCGGGCCAGCCTTGCCCTTGTTGCTCGCCCATTGCTCGGCGTAATGGATCGCATCATCGGCGACCTTCTCGAAGAGAGCGGACGCGGCGTCTGCGCTCATGATCTTCGTCTTCGTCGCGAAATACTTGCCGACCGCTCGAGCGACGAGCCCGGCGAGAGCCGTGAGCAACGTTGCGAGTGCGGGGAAAATGACGTCTTGCCAGTGTTGAGCTTGCATGTTCGTTTCCTTCCGTTCGGGCTAGTGCCCTCGAATCCGCTCGCGACCCCGGGCAAAGAAGGGGGCGGTCCTCGTCGAGCTCGTGAGCGGATTCCAGCGCGCTAGCGGCCTCCCATCGCGCCTCCAAGGATCTTCGTCTCGAGTGTCTCGACGCGTCGCTCGAGCGCGGCCGATTGGCGTTGTGAGTCGTCGAGCTGACCGCGGAGCACGGCGAGGTCAGTGCGTGCGGCCGCGATCTGATCTCGCGCGGCGTCGACGCTTCCGACAACGTGTTGCGCTTGGTACATGAGAAACACGAGCGAGCCGCCGAGCATCGCCTTGCCGACCCATGCCCAAGTGACCGCGGATTTCGCCGGGTCGGAGCGACGCGGACCGCCGAATCGCCGATAAGCTTCTTCGGCTTCGGTGTCGATGCTCATGCGCCCTGCCCGATGCAGGTCACGACGCCGGCACCATTCGTCTTGTCGATCGCTGCGTAGGAGTTGCCTGTGAGCGTCGCAACGAGATCTTGATCTTGCGCCTTCAGTACGATCCGGCTCGTCTCATTGCCGGTCATCGTCACAGCGGACGGGCCGTCGCCGAGCGCGGTGATCACGGTTCCGCGGTCGGGACCAAACTTGTTGTTTTCGAGTAGAACGTTAGCGAGCTTCGACTCGAGAATGAGCCCGTAGAAATCGACGAGCGCGCAACTGTTATTGCTGATGATCGCGTCCTGAAGCGACGTTCCGACGCATGACATCACGATCCCGTTTGAATTTCCCGGCGGGAGCGCGTCAGTGCATACAATCGTATTTCCATCGATGGTCCATCCGACCGAGACGCGACACGGACGCGCGACGATCGCTCCGAATCCGCTGTTGAGCGGCACCTCTCGCGCCCACCCGCCGCGGATCGTGTTGCCGCGGATCGTAAGGTTCGTGTACTGCCCGGTCGGCGCGTTGTTGACGTCGGAGCCGGCGTAGATCCCGCCCTGATTCCATGGCTCGAGGATCGTGTTGTTGAGGATCTGGACATCGTCGACGCTGTCGGAGTCGCTCTCGAGCACGGTCGAGATCCCGAAATTCGCCGAGCGCCGGCAGACATTGCGCTGAATCAAATAATGACTTCCGACCGCCTTGATCGTCGTGTGGTCGGTCTCGTTGTCCTCGATAATGTGCCCGCCGTTGCGCGCGAGGATCGCATGGACGGTAAACGGCGGTCCGCCGTTGCCAGTCCATCCGGTTCCGCTGCGATCTTGCCGAGAATCGTAGATGCGGCAGCGGCGAACGGCGCACCCGGCCGTGTCGAGGTAGATCCCGACAGCGAAGTTCGCGGTCGCGAACAGATCAACGCTTAGCCGGTCGATCGTCACATTCGGATTGACGCAGTGGATCGGCGCGTTGCCGTCGATCGCTTGCGACTTGAGGATCGCCCGGTTGCTTTCGCCAGCGATGGTCTGCCCGGTGAGCGGCCGGATATCGCGGACGACGTAACTACCCTCGGGGATCCATACCGCCCCGCCTTCGCCCGCCGCTGCGATCGCCGCCGTGAACGCGTCCGAGTCGACGGTCGAACCGTCGCCGGCCGCGCCATATTCGCGCACGTCGACGGAACCGGCCGGCTGGGGAACCGGCCCGGAGATCGACAGCACTTCATCGACAGCAATCGACATTGCGAAGTGTTCTCCCCTTACGGCGTGACCGTGATCCCGAACCACGCCGCCGCGTATGCGGACATGACCGCGCTTCGGTTCGCGTGGTTGTGCGCGCCGGCGTAAACGATGTGATCGGCGATCTTCCCGACAAGCGGTGTAGATGCGGATGCGTTGTCGCCGAGAACGGCAGACACAAGAGCCGCGCCGCTCGCGTTGCCGGTTGCCTTCGCCGTCGTCGCGTCGTTGACGTAAATCGCGCTCGACGCGCCGTTGAACACTAGGCACATGACCGACGGATTCGTCGTAACGGTCGACGAGCTCAGCGACACGCCGGCATAAATCGCCAGGTCGTTCGACGTGTCGGTCGCATAGATGACGGTTGTTCCTGCCGAGTCGTCGAAGAATGCTTGCTGCGCGTGCCCGGACGCGGATTGCCCGACGAGGTAGATCGTGAACGGCTGCGCCAGTGACGCCGCCCAATTGCCGACGCTGTGAAGCTGCGAGCTGTTGAAGCTCATCGTTGGGCGGTTGTTGTAGGCCGCATCAGTCGCGTTGTAGGTCGGCTGGCTTCCGCCGGTCGCTTGCGCGAGGTTCTTGTTTGCGTCGCCGCCGCCGCCACGGACGGTCAGCGCGGCGACCTTCCCGGATGACAGTGTGACTAGGCTAGCGTCCGGCCGCGCCCATTCTTTCAGGTTCGCGGCGTCGATCGCGAGCGGAGAGATCTGCACGATGCCGGAAGCGAGGAGAATTGGGTTCACGAAGGGCTCCACGATTAGAGACGACTCTCGCGCAGCGAATCGGAGGAAATCCGGCGACACGTCGCGCGCTGGCGTGCTGTGAATGCGGCGACTCATGCCGCGTCATCCACTTCGATTTGGACCCGAAGCAATCCGGCAGGGATAATGATCTGCTCTCCGACAGGAGCGTTCAGCGGTGAACTAAACGCGGCGGAGAAAATGCGGAGAGTCGCGCCAGATGCCTCGGCGCCGACCGATCCATGCACGGCGGTTTCCGCTGTCGCGGCGACGATCGGGAAAGTGATCGCGTCGACGTTCACGACGAAGACGAAGCCGTTTACGTCCGGCGTTGAGGTCAGCGTCCATTTGCTCACGTCGCGCGCGACGGCTTGCCGCGCGTAGGCGCTATCGGTGAACTCGTGCGAGCTCTGGTCGGCTCCGGGGGCGGCCGTGTGCAGGCCGATGTAGACCGAACCCGCCGTCGATGAGCCACGAAGCCCCGTCGTGTCTCCAACCTTCGCGACCGCAAGGTTGTGAAAGTAATGCTGCAAAATCTTGACCGCGTGTGCTGTGCTGATTCCCATTTTTGAAATCTCCTCGACCGCGTGAAACGGTTATCGATTGTCGGAGCGGTCTTGATCGGATTCGCTCACGGTGCATCGTCCCGTCGCGAGCGACGCCTCGACTCGTAGCCAAGGAAGCCCCTGCGGCACGATGACTTGCTCTTTGCCGCGTTCGATGAACTCCGGCGCGGTCATGATCGGATCATCTCCGCTCGCATCGCTCGATGTCGCCGCATCGAATCCGGCGTTTGCGGCTGTTTCGTCTGCGAAGAACCCGTAGAAGAGAACGCCCGCCGATGCCGCGGGCACGGTCGGGAGCCATGCGATCTTGACGAACTGGCCCTGTAGCTCGGACAAGTCCGCGACCGCCCCGCTCGTGTCGAGTCCAGGGTATTGCCTTGTGTGGCGACCCGCGCCGCAACGATGCCCGATGACTGTATCTGCACTCATGTTCGTTTTTCTCCGTTACGGCGCGAGTGCGCCTCCGACTAGGACATGTCCGGCCGCGTACTTGATCACGCTCACGATCGAGTTGAGGCCGGCCGATTCGGTCACGTTGGGCGGGTAATGAATCGTGACCCCGTCAGGCGCGAACGTGATCGGGCTCGCGTCTTTTTGCACGAGTAGGCAGTTGAACCCGACGCCGAGCGCGTCGGGGATCGAGACCTCGCATCCGCCGCCGGCCGTGCACAAAATCACGCAACCGTTATCGTCATTGCTGAGTTCCCGCGACCCGCCGCTTTCGGTCACGATCGGAAGCGCCTCGAGCGATGCGACGCGTTGATTGAGCGTCACGCGTCCCACGGCGGCGATATTGAATAGGCTCACCCCAACCTCGGTGAAGACTTCGATAATCCGCGACTTGATCACTTCCCATTCGGACGCTGGAACATCAGTGTCGAGGTCGACCGTGCGAGCGAGTGAATCGGGGCGAGAGACATCGCTCTTCGCGCGTCCGATGTCGCCGTCTGTCTTGGTTGGTAGAGTTGTGATCGCCATGGTTCACCACGTCCTGGGGCCGGGGTCGTCGTAACTAAGCAGAACGGCGGTCACGTAATCGCCCTCGGGGCCGCTTCCGTCGTTGCTCGAGCGGATGCGCGCCCGGTAGAGCGAAAGCGATTTGTCGACCGTGTCGGTTAGCTGCGCGTGGATCCGTTGAATATTTGTAGACCCGTCGTCCGTGACTTCGGTTCCAGCCGTGACCGCTCCGGTCGTCGGTGTGACGAGATCAGGCGTATACTTCTCGACGCGAACCGCGCTGCGCGTCGCGCCCGTGCCTGCAAACTCCGGCTGAATGATCACGTCGACGGCGATGTTCGTCGCGCCCGACGGAAGCAGCCCGTTCAGATCGAAATAAAGGTAGCTCGCGCGGCCGATCGAAAACCACATCGGCGCGGCTCCGCTCGTGACCGACACTTCTCGGATGTCCCACAAAATACTGCCGTCGGTCTGAGCGAGCGCTGCCGACATCGGCACGAGCACGGATCGCCGCGGCGGAGTCGGATAAACGAACTCGTCGCTCGAGTCGATGAAATCGGCGAAGTATCCGACCCAGTCGGAAAGCACGCCGATCAACCAATTCCCTTTTTTCGCCGGCGTGCGGTCGCCGGCGACGAAGCCGGACGCTTTCTCTCCCGAGCTCGGCTCGGTGCGCGTCCCGCCGGTCGTTGCCCATGTCGGCTCGGTCGATGGTCGAGGCATTAGACGGTCTCCGTTGTGGCAAGGTCATCCGCCCATCGGCCGCCGGTCGACGAGTCGTCCGCGCCCCATCCGCGCGCGTAATCTGTAACGGTCGACGTCGTGTCCGACCATGCGAACGTGTCTGCGATGTCGACGGCCGGGAATTCGAAGACGAGCCGTACGCCGCCCGGCTTCGCTCGCTTGATCATCGTGAATGCGTCCGCCGCCGTGATCGCGCCGGCTTCGAATGGCGCGCCGAGAATGATGCGCATCTCCGCTTTGCCGGGCTCACTAATGCTCGAGATCGAGACGTCGATTCCGAGCGCCGTCATGATGTCGACAATTCCGGGCCAGTCGCCCTTGCTGATCAATACGAGAATCTGAGCTCCGAGCAGCGGTCGATAAACCTCATCGCCCCATCCTTTGCGTTTGAGGTCGACGATCGCGCCGATCACATCGAGCTGAACGCCGACCGAGGTGTCGAGCCAGCGCTCGGTCAAGACTTGCCACGCGGCGTCATCGAGATCCTGAACGCCGGCGAGGAGCGCGCAAAGCATTGCTTTTAGGCGCGGCTTATCTTGGTACTCCGAGATCAGCAGCGCTTGCCCGTCGTCGCAGTGGCTCTCGATCCATGCGAGCTCAGTTCCGTCGAGCGCGCGCAATGCGTCCGGCGGCGAGTAGTCGTCGCTGAAAGTGAAGGTCAGGGTTAGCGGTAGGGTCGGCATTTATGCTTCCGTGACCGTGACGTCGGCCGTCGCGATGCGCGTGATCTGCGCGTAGGTCGGATCTGTTTCGGTTCCGATCGGCGAGGGCGAGGTTCCGATCGTGAGCGTCGGCGCTGCGACGACCGCCGGAACGCTGTCGAGCACGGCTTGAACGAGTTGCGACGCGTAGTTCTTCTCGCCGACAGTCCACGCCGCCGCGCGCGCGACAATCGCGGCCTTGACTTGGTCTTTCCATCCGGTCCCGGTCGTGCCGGCCGCGAGCACATAAGTTCCGGAGCAATAGACGCGGAGCGCGGCCGCGCGAGTGAAGTCGATCGATACGGTCGTGAGCGTTCGCGTCGTCGCGTCGCCTGAATCGCCGACACCGTAGGGAATGATCCCGGCCGGCTTCTTGTCGAAGATGGCTTGCGCGATCGCGTCGTCGTCCGCGGCCGGGACCGTACCGTCCCAAACGACCGCCTCGACGCTCTTACCGGGTCGGCCGTCGGCGTCCGTTGTAAGCGTCTCGTTTCCATAGACTTCGCATTCGATCACGCCGGTTACCTTCGCAACCTGCGCACGGATCGACTCGTAGGAATCTTGGCCGGAGCCGGCGAGCTCGACGATGCGCGTCACGCGAGCTTCTGGATCTTGCGCAACGACGCGTCCGAGGTCGGCGTCGGCTGCATTCGTGATCGCCGACCATCCGCTGACCGATGTCACGATGACCGTGAGCGTTCCGGCCGGAGCGGCGACGGGTCCGGTCAGTACAGACTCAAGCTCGACCGTTACGTCGGCCGGAGACCCGGTTGCGTTCGTGACGTCCGTGAGCGTGCGGAATTGCGAATCCGGAGCATTCGCGACGGCGGCAACCGACAGCGCCGGCAACGTGATCCCGGCTCCGAGCGTGACGGTTGCGAAGACGTGCGAGCGCGTCGCAACCCTGCGCTTCGCGCCCGTGAGCGCCATGATCCGATCGAGGAGCACACCCTGCGCGCCGTCCGGGTCGAAGCTCCCATTGATGGCCTGTAGCGTCTCCCAAGCGATCGCGAGCTCTTCGGACAGAACGCCGATGATCTGTTGCTCCGGCCCGTTCGACAGATCGACCCCGGGAACCGCGCTCGCGACCTTCTCTTCGATCAGTGCTTGTAACTCCGGCTGCGTTCGAATCACGAGCCCGTTTTCGGTAAGGCCGGCCATTAGAGCACCTGCCCGACGGTTGCGGCTTGTCCGTCGGTCGTGAGGATCTCGACGCCGTCAACCGTGCACAGACGCGACGAGCGGTCGATTGAGACGTTGATTGCGGTGACACGAGCGACGCCGGCGATCGAGAGGATCTTCTTCACGACGATCGCGCGCACGCTCGACTCGCTCACGCCCTTTTTGAGAATGGCGGTCAGGTATGGCATGCCGCGCGAGCGGTCGAGGAACCACTCGCCGGACCATTCCTTGAACGCAACGCGTACCGATTGCGCGACGCGGTCGGGAAGCGTCGCGAGGGTCGCGAGCCTGGTTCCGGTGATCTTCAGATCTCCGATCACCGGGTTCTGATCATCGATCTCGGTCACGAGAGCCCATCCGCCGACGAAAGTCATAGGGCCTTCACTTTCGTTGCGGCGACTCCGCCTTGCGTATACGGGACGCCGAACGCAGCGCCGGTGAGCGATCCAAGCGTCGTGTGGATCTTCGTGAGCTCGGTAGAGACCAGACTCGAGAGCGCGACCAGATCAGTCGCGCCCGTGCCGCCTAGCTGGATCGTCCCGTCGTTATTGACGCGGATCGTCGCGCCGCTCGTATGGCCAAGCTCGAGCGCGTCGCCGGTCGGCGTCGGAAGCTGATTTTGACGCGAGCGCAATCCGGGGATCGCGACCGCATGCGACAAATGATGCGCGCGCACATCGACGGGCACGCTCTCCTCGCCCGTGACGCGCCACCGCGCGAGGTCGCGCTCGCACACGACAAGGAGTACCGTATCTCCAGCTGTGAGGGGGAAACGCAGAAACCATCCGCCGGCGCCGGGAAACGTGATCGGCACGGCATGGATCGCCGGAAGCGGCTCATACGCGAACGAGCCATCCGACTTCGGAAGCGCGCGGCGGATGAGAGGCTTGACCGTCGCGGTTTGCGACGTGGCATCGTAACTCTCGACGCGTCCCGGGATCGCCGTGTGGAGCTCGTCCTGCCACGCATCGCGGAAGCGCTCGAGCATGACCTCGAGGGAGATGTCGTCGTCGCGGTCGAGGGCGCTCATGCGGCGGCCGCCATTTCCGCTTCTGCGTACCAGTCGGTTGCGTGAGAGTCGCCGTGATGCTTCGTGCTTCGGATCTCGAACCGGCCTTGCGTCTTTTCGCTGTCGATGATCACGGCGCGGCCCGGCCAGATGTCCGGCGTGAGGAGCGCGACCGCCTTCACGCGTCCGCGCGACGTGATCTCCGGCGAGCCGACGAGCCCGGTATTCTGCGAGAGCCGGAGAATGCGCGTCGGCAACGAGAGGCCCGGGCGCAAGATCTGAATCGCTCCGTGCTGAACGCTCCACCGCAAGCCGAGACCGGCGAGGATCCGCGTCATTTCTCGCGACGCTTGCCCGGCGAGCACGATCCCCTCCGGATATGCCGGATCGCCCGACCGAGTCGACAGAGCGCCGAGGTCGTTCAGATTGCCATGGCCGACGCCGAGCGCGTTCGCGCATGCTCGAAGAACCGTCGCCGTGCTCACGCCGGGCTCGAAGCTTTGCGAGACGCGCGCCGCGCGATACGACCGGCCTGCGTCCCGCGCTTCGACGGTTGTCATTGTGTCGACGCCGCCGCTCTCCGCCGTCTTCGCATGATGCTTGCCGCGCAGGAGCTCGCCGACGAACAGCGTCTCGGCGCCTCGCTCGTCGACGTATCCCGCTTCGATGATCACTTGTCCGCTTGTCGCGCGCTCGATCTGCGATTGATGATCGCGCGTCAAGTTGTAGAGCGTTACCTTCGCTTTGCCCGGCTTCGAGTGAAGCGAGCGCTCGATCTCAAACTGAACGCGGATCGGCTTCGCAACGCGCAGCGTCCCGACCGTGATCCGCCAGTCTCGATCGAAAATCGTCATGCGTTCACGACCTCGCTCGCGTCCATGTAGAGAAGCGGAACGGCGTCGCCGAGTTCGTCGAGCAACGGATCGTGCGGCTCCGGCCGTCCGTCCGTCGCGATGAGTTCGCCGGGCGGAACGCCGTCGATGCCGTGGAATCGATAGAGGAGCGGGAGGTTACAAACAACTTTGATCCCGCTGACGAGAAGCTCGCCCGTCGATCGATTCAGATCGAGATACCAGGCCGCTTCGCGGTCCGACCATCGAAGCACAAGCTCGTACTCGACGCCGTCGAGGTGCGTTCGCTGGCGGTAGTTCGGCACGCCGGGCGCTAGGTTGATTGCGGCGATCATGATCCGAACCCGAAAAGTTGTGCGATCGGTGCGGCCGCCCGGAAGAGGACCGAGCGAAGGTGCGGCGTTGTTTCCGTCGTGCTCTGCGAGCCTCGGTCGGTCGTCGAGCGCGCCCGGTTCGGCGTCGGGTCTGCAACGAGCTCCGTGCTCGCTTTTTGGATCTCGACAAACTCGAGAGACATGCGGATCCATGAGCCATCCGCGGCCGTGATCCGTGTGTCCGCTTTCGCGAGGATCATTCCTTCATACGTATCGAGACCCGTCGTGATCGTCGCCTCGAGCGCTCGGTTCCGTGCCTCGAGCAACAATGCCCAAGCGTCGCGGCAACGCGTCTGCATGCCGCCTGGATCGTCGAGCGGTGTATCGCTGATCATGACGTCGAGCGGCAACGTACGCCGCTCCGGCGTCACGTGATCCGTGACGTCGACGCCGCGCTCGACCGGCTGCTCGGTCGCCTTAGCGGTCATCGAATGACGCTGCTCGATGGTCGCGTCGACGATGAGCGCCCTGAGCTCCGTACCGTCGTGAAAGACGATATCCGTGAAATCGCGCTTCGACTTATCGATCATTGCTCGACCTCGTCGTCGGCATCCGGCAACGTGTCCGAAGCTTCGCGCATGCGGTCCGTGAGGTGACGATCGACCGCGCGTCCGACCGCTTCCGGGTCAGTGATGCCGTGGATCTGGATCGTATTGAGCTGCGTTACCTTCGAGCCGGGACGGCGACCCGCGAATACGTTGCCGACTGGCATCGCCGCCGCTGGCAGAAGGGTTTGTGCGGACGCGTTTGCCGATTGCGTCGCGTCCGCACGCGCTCCGGCCGCCGCATCGCGAAGTGTTTGGCTGTCGAACGTGATCCCGTGGACTCCGAGTAGACGCTGAACCTTGTTGAGCCCGTCGCCGAGCATGGCGAGCGCGTCGAGGGCGCTTGCGATCGCGAGATGCCATCCGGCGCCTACCGCCGCGATCGCGCCTCGAAATGTCTCCGTGATACCGATGGCCTTGAAAAGTCGATCAATGAACGCGCCGAATGCGGAGTCGCCGCCGCGGAACGCTGTCACGACGTCTTCGACACCGAGAAAGAGCGCGGCGAAGAGCGCGATCAAGATCAACATGGGCGCGATGATCGGCAGGAATGCGAGCCCGGTAGCGACCGCCGCGACAGCGAGCGTCCCAAGAACGACCTGCATAACGGACGACGTGCGAATGAGCTCGACCGCCGCGCCGATCCATGTCGCAACCTTTTCGGCGACCGCGGCTAGTGCAGGAATGAACTTCGCAACGAGCACGCTTCGCAGTGAGGTCCAGGCTTCTCGGAAATCGGTCAACGCATGCTCGGCATCGACCGAGTCCTTGATCACATCGTCTTGAATACCGCCGCCGAGCTCGTGAAAGCGCTTACGGAGCTCCGCGACGCCGGCCGCGCCCTCGGCGACCAGCGGCAATAGCTGCGTCCCACTCTTGCCAAAGAGACGTTGCGCCATCGCTGCGCGCTGCGTCTGGTTTCGGAGACCAGCGAGCTGCGTGATCGAGTTGCTGAAGATCTGTTCTTGGGAAAGCAGCGCTCCGCTCGCGTCTCGCGTATGCACGCCGAGCGCCTGAAACGCCTTCGCGCCGGGGCCGGCCGCGTTTCGCGTCATGCGCCGGATCGAGCCCTCTAGCGTCTCCGCGCTCACGCCGGTTCGCTCGGCGACGAATTGCCACTCCTGCAGAGCTTGCGTCGAGATCCCGAGACGGATCGACGTGAGGTGAAGATCTTCACCCTGTTTGGCGACCTCGAGCGTTGCGTCGTAAACACCATCGATCAATCGGCGCATGCCCTCAGTCGCCGCGATGGCGACGCCGATCTCGACGAGCGCAGACTTCACGCCGCTTACCAAATTTGCGAACCCGCCTCGCGACGCCGATTCGGCGGCCGCCGCTTGCTGCTTCCGTAGCGTCTCGGCTTGCCGCCCGAAGTCGAACGCAGCTTCGCGCGCGCGCACCATCGCTTTGCGAAGCCCCTCGATCTGCGTGCTATTGTCGCCCTCGGATTTCTGAAGTTGCCGCATCCGGCCCGCGAGCCGTCCGGCCATTTCCGACGCGAGCTGTTGCTCGATGCGAAGCTGTTCGATTTTCGCTACGGCCGGCGTGACCGTCGCGAGGTATCGGTCGACGGACGCGTTCGCCGCGTCGATCTTGCCGAGACCGCGAACGCTAACATCGAGCTCGGCGAGAACGGTGCGAAGCGACTCGCCCATGTCAGGCCGCCTCTCCGCGCGTTACTTCGGCGCCGTGGCTCGCTCCGCCTCGTCGAACGCATCGAGCATCGCGTGCGTTTCGCAAAGCTCCGCCCACGTCCAGCACGATCGGATCTCGTGCGGGCTCACGTGGTAGTGCTTGCTCGTCGCGACGCGATGAATCCACCAGTTCACTCCTTCGGGGATTCTGATTTCGACGAAGCCTTTAGGGAGGGTGCGAGCCCCGCGAAGACGTCGCCGAGCCGCGAGAAAGGGCCGGAGAATTGCGCCTCCACATGCGCGCGCATGAGAAGAAGCAGCTCGACGTGCTTTCCACGAAGCTGGTTTTTGAGAGCCGTGAGCGGCTGCACGAGCTCGTTTCCGCCGGCGTCGCGCGATACAAGCGCCGTGTACTTCACGCACGCATCGCGAAACGACATGAAAGTAGGGAGGTCGAGCCCGGCGACGACGCCGACGAACGCGCTGGCGTCCGTCCCATACTCGCCCGCGACCGAGAGCATCAATCGAACGATCCGAAAGAACCATTCATGACCGTCGTCCGCGGACCAATCACGCAGCTCGTAGGTGTCTTCTCCGATTACCGCCCGTTTCATCATGCCCCGCTTTCATGAAATCGATCAGAATGCCGGCGTGCCTTGAACCCTGTTCTCCTGGTTCGATGCGAAGCCGAGCGTCCACTTCCGCTCGCCCGCCGCGCTGCGCGCATAGGTGACCTTCGGAAGCGTCTTGACCCATACGTGCGGGCACTCGAAGAGTGCGCGGCCGTTGCGGTCACGAATGAAGCATGTTCGAACGCCAGGCAGTCCGGGTCCGCGGCGGTTGAGTTGCGCCATCTCGTCGAGAATGTCGTTGCCGTCGCTCGTTTGGAGCATCGTGATCTCGATCTCGCCGCTCTGGTCGTCGAGACGCGTGATCACTGTTTGCCCGCCGAGACCCGTCACGGAAGCGACGCGGTCGCCGCTCTCGTTGATCGAGATGAACTCACCATCAACGAATCCCGCCTCGATGACGTCGCCGCCGATCATGCACGTCACTTCGTCGGCGTTGTAAATCCTTGTGTCGGCCACGGGATCCTCCTCAAGACGAAACGGTTGCGGACACGACGAGCGTTCGGATCGCGCCTTGAACGCGCGCGCTCACTGCGATCCCGTCGTAGTAACGAGCTTGGCGATCTGCGGTGCTCACGTCCTCGATCTTCGTCGCCGTGAAGATCAGACTGTCAGGGTCGAGAATGTTGTACGGCGCCTTCGCCGCCTTCAGCGTCGCCACGCGAACGGCTCCGAGAAGCAGGTCGACGCCAAGGT